CGCCGGCCCCGGCCAGCAGCAGAGACCGCAGGGGAGAGAATTCGAGAAGACGCACTTTATGTTGAGACAGGTCTTGAAACGATCTGAGTGGGGACACGGTCGGCCTCCTTGGGTGAATAGGAAGGACGACAGTGTCCAGAAGATGTCAGCACGTCATTGGGCTGAGCGAGGGGTCTTGAATGCGGGCGCTCTAGGAATCTCGAACGTCCTTCCACACTTTGGAGGGATCAATGACTTTCTCTGGATTCAGCAGAGTCGCTTTGGCCAGAAGGACGGCCACGGTTTCGGGATAGGTCGGATCGGCGATGCAACAATTATCCACGGGACACACGGCGGCGCATTGTGGCTCATCAAAATGCCCCACGCACTCCGTACAGCGATCATGGACAATCACGTAATCTCCCTGGTTGTCACCAACATGATAGCCCTTTGCTTCGGCATCTCCACGATTTTCGAAGATCGCCTCATTGGGACATTCGGGAACGCATGCGCCGCAGGAAATACAATCAGGGGTAATGAGCAGTGCCATCGAACGAATTCCTCCTTAACGTCATCATGAATGAACGCGGCGACGAATCTATCTGTATATAGGTCGGGAAAAAAGAGAGGGGACCGAAGTCCCCTCTCCCAATCTCTCTATCGCAAAGACGAGAAGGTCTTAGACGATGTTGGAAATTTTCATCGCCCTGTAGTACACATTGCTCTTGGCAGTCATGGCGCCACTGCCCTGTGTCGTCCCTTCTGCAAAGGGATTCGCCACCAAACCGTAACGAGTCTTAAACCCAATCTTCGGCTGGAAGCTGCCAGTGTCTACTGCACGAACCATCTGGAGCGGCACGTATGGGCAATAGAAGATTCCCGCATCATAGGCGTTCGTCCCCTTATACCCCACCACGGCAAATTCAGTGGTCGAGCTGGTCGCAAAGTACGGGTCAATGTAGACCTTCAGGCGACCAAACAAGCTTCCCGCATAGGTGGAACCGGTGTCATCCACGGTCAGTGCAACCGCATCCTTCATGGAGGTCCCGTAATCCAACAATCCCGCCATCGCAAAGGCCGAGGCGACATCACTGGAACAAATCACGACATTGCCCTTGCCACGACGTGTCTGCTTGGCAATGGTGTTGGCTTCACGCTCCAGCTGGAACGCGAGACCCTTGATCTTTTCAACCATCCACCGACCGTTCGAATCGGTATCCAGGTCAAACGTCCCTGCAGTCGTGGTGCCCACCTGGCAACCCACTTTGGAGACCGTATAGATCGACCGAAGCACTTCGCGATTGATTTCGGCCAACACTTCGGCCGACAACATATTCGCGAGTTCTGACTCGGCATCAAGACCATGGACGGCCTTGAGATCCTGTGCGAGTTCCATCGAATACTCAGCTTTCAGCGCACGAGTCTTCGCGGTGACCGTGACCTTCTCGATGGAGACGGCCATTTCACCAAACGATCCCCCACCGCTGGTCCCGAGGGCTTCAGCATTGGCGGTCGCTAGACCGGTACCCGTGGTCGCGGTATGGACAAATACGTTTCCATTGCCCAAGGACGTATCCGTCGCCATGGTCATGGAACCCGAATGGGTTCCCGCGCCTGCAAAATCGGTATCCGATTCATTGTAGAACGCTTCGGTGCCAGCTTGCGATGTATATCGGCTGCGCATCGCAAAGATGAGCCCAGTCGGACCCGTCATCGGCTGCACGCCACAGACATCATAGGCCAAGAGATTCGGAAGAGACCGACGGACCATGGAGATCATGATCGGATCAATACCCGCGACTGGACCTGCGGCGGTTGCGCCTCCACCAAATCCACCCGTACCCGCTGAGTTCGCTGGCGCATCTTCCTGGAGAATGCGACCCATCGTGCGATTGGCAATTTCCTGGTTCTCCAAGAGGACCGCCGTAATCGCCTTCCGGTAGGCATCCTTAATGACTGGAAGGTCCGGATGCTCGAGCACCGGTGCCCACTTTTTCTGTAAATTTTCTGATTGAAACATTGTGTCCTACTCCTTACTTGTTAAGTTGTGTGATGGACTTCGTATAGGCGGCCATCACGGAATTCGTGATCTCTGGTGCACTTTCAGATTCAACGATCTGATTGAGCGTGTCACTTTCAGCCTTCTTGACGGTCGAGGGAAAATAATTCTCACGAATTACTTCCACCTTAGTCCGATACTCACCATCTGTGGTGAACTCGGCGCTCTCTACGAGCGACCGGACTTTTTCGGTCTGAGTCTGCGTGAGGCCTTCGCAGACGGTCCCGATAATCTGCACTTTCTGTGATTCTTTCAGTTGCGAGGTCAGCACCAAATGTTGCTCGGTGAGACTCTTGAGACTCTCTTCAAGGGATTCAATCTTCGTGGACATCTCCGTGACCACATCCAACTTCTCAGCGGGAAGGTCAATGTAATGTTCGGCGAATAGATTCTTCATACCTTGAATAAAATCTTCAGTGAGTTCAGCGCGCAAGCCGGTATCGACCGCCAGCGCATTCTCTTCCATCCACTTGGACGTGACGTCATTCAAAAAGGCATCAGTCTGTTCGGTCAACGTCTGTGTGATAGAGGCCACCGCTTCGTCCAGAAGGGCCCGATGCTTCACTTCCATCGCTTCGGTGATTTGCGCGGTCTTATCGGCAATGCGCGCCTCATAGATGGTGGTGACTTTGGTCTTAAATTCTTCTGAGAGATTGGTCTCAGAGGCCAAGAACGCCTCCACATCAGCTCGCAAGGAGACGGGAGCCACTGGTGTCACGGCTTCGTCAACCATGTCCTTCTTGTCCTTGGCGTCTTCTGCGTCGTCTTCCTTCTTGTCTGCGTCTTCGTCCTTCTTGTCTTCGTCTTCGTCCTTCTTGTCTTCGTCCTTCTTTTTCTTCTCGTCCTTAAGATCGTGTTCCATTTCGACGATGACGGTTTCGGTCACCGTCTCTTCGATCTTTTCGGCAACCACATCCGCAACAGGTTCTGTAACAGCGGCCGCGACGGTCTGGTCCCGTTGTTCCAGAATGGCTTTTGCAGCATCAATCAAGTAATTTGTAGACATGCAGAATTCTCCTTTTCTCTAGACGTATTTATATAACTACAGTTTTCCAAGAAACGATTCAAACACCTGAATGCTCACGGCTTCAAGATCTTTCTGTGAAGCGCGGTGAATTTGCTTCTGCGCCCGTTCAATGTCCTGTTCCACAAATCTCCCTTCCACAAAAATCCATTCTTTGTTCTCGCAGAGACCTCGGACAAAGGCCTGGGGAGCAGAGGGATCGGCCACAATATCGGCTGGCGTGACCAGGTAATAATCTTGCCCGACTTCGTCAATCCCACGGGAACTGCGAATCACGGATCCCATACCCCTTGAGGACACGCCAAATTTGGCCCCCTCGTCAATGAGGTTTTTGACAATCTGTCCATAGGGGGTATCCATAATCTTCGCCTTGCCATAGAAATTGGTCCCCTCGGCATGGAGGTCCTTGATGATATGAGAGACTCGTTCCAGACAAATCGATGGCGTATCGGGATGCCCGAGTTCGCCAAAGGCGCGACCCTGTTGCACATAGTCCATGTTATATCGCTGCACTTCTCGATTCAACAGGTCAAAGGCATAGGTCCGACCATTCCGATTGGGAAGGTTCGCCTGCATAAAGATGCCTTCGATGAAGTATTTCTTCTTGCCCTCGATCTCTTCGGTCAGACAGGAGACCTGTTCAAGTGTTTCGGTGATCAGTTTCATGGTGCCTCGTTTATGATGGATCGTCAAACGTACAAACTTTAGACAGTTCAAGAATCAGCGTGCCTCGGGTGCCAGAACCCGCGAGGGACACATAGATGTTCGAGGTCGCCGTGTTGGACACGACAATCCCATTCTGATAGAGGGGAAAGGATCCCGTTCCATCGAGTGATAGCACGTCGGTCCCCGTCGATCCACCTCGCCTAATCGTCCAGACTCCATTGGACGACCAGTACGCCGCGGTAATCGAGGCAGACGTGACGTTTTCGGTGGCGACATTGATCGCTGAGTTGGTGACCCCATTGAGTTCAATGGTCGTATTGCCCGCTCCGTTAAAGTGAAGGGCGACTTTGCCTCCACGACCCGCTTTCTGTATTTCATAGGACAGAGATTCGCTCCTTACTCAGTCTCTTAGTGAA